CAACCGAAAATATTGGTGAACCAATTGTACTAGAGACTCAAAAGAAGGCTACTACAACTGAAACAGTGGTAGAGAAGTCTGAAGTCTCAGTAGTAGTTGGCGATAATAGAGCAGAGAAACTAGTCCAGAAGGCTGGTGAGACTGTAATGAAAGAAGCTGACGAAGTTGATCGTAGAGGTGAGTCTACTCGTCAGACTCGTGAAGAACTAGAAGAACTAAAATCACAGATTTCAAAGTATAAGAATGAAATCAAGGCTATTACTGAGAGTAAGAATGTTTATCAGGAGCAGAGTCGTAATACTTCACGCTTCTCAGAGAAGCAGATGGCAAATGCATATTTACTAGCTAAGGCCATGGGTAAACGTGATATATTTGATACAAATATTGGTAATCAGATTAAGGCTGTTACTTCTGTTAGCCAGTTCCTACAGAACTTCTCAACTAACGTTTATGAAGAAATGGAACAGCAGTTAGTAATTGCTCCTATGTTTGATCGCATTCAAGTTGATGCTAAGACATTCCGTGTTCCAATAGCAAACGAAGATACTGATGACGTTGTAGCACAGTTTGCTTCAGGAACTTATGCCACTGGTATTGCTGATCTAACTAACGTACCAACATCAGATCAGAATGCTATTTATTCTGTAGATTTCACACCACATAAGTTCATGGTAACAACTCACCTAGCTAAGGATGAAGAAGAGGATACAATTCTTCCTTTAATTGACTTCTTACGTCGTGCTGCTACTCGTCGTTTATCACGTTCCATTGATAAGGCGATTCTACGTGGTTCTGGTGCACTAACTGGTTTCACTGCAAACCCAGCTACCACTGCAACTTACGCATCTGTTGTTAAGGGTCTTATTACTATGACTAATCAGGTTGCTACTGATGGTCTATCAGTACGTACTTCTGACGCAACTACTAAGGCTTCTGCTGCAAATATTGCTTCAGCACGTGCTAAGATGGGTAAGTATGGTCTACAATTAGGTGACCACCTAGTATACTTAACTACAATCGAAGGTTATAATGAACTTGTAACAACTTCTGATTTCCGTACTGTTGATAAGTTCGGACCAAATGCTACTTACCTAACAGGTTCAGTAGGCGCTGTTTATGGTATTCCAGTAGTAATTACTGAATTCCTAGATAACGTTGGTTCTAATGGAAACAGCATTGGTGCTCTAGTTTACAAGCCTGGCTTCATGATTGCTGAGCGTCGTGGTATTGAGATCGAGAGTGAGTATGAGCCACGTCAGCAGGTAACTGCTATGTATCTATCAACTCGTTTTGACTTCAAGGCTCTATCAGTTGTTAGCACAGGTGCAGGTGCAAATCTTGATACTCGTTACTCATATGCTTCAACAATTAGAACTCTAGCTTAATACAGAGTTTTCTAATTAAGTAATATAGAAGAGGGAGGCGGGTTATCCTACCTCCCTCTCTTACTATAAAAGAGAGGATAAAATAGTGTTAAAAGAAATTATACATTTAGATAATGAAGAAGAGGCTAGAAGAATTCTAGCTAGACGTGGTAATGGTATACCTCAGATTGAAGCTTTTATATTAGAATGGAAAGCTGCTAGAGAAGAAGTTAAGCCTATATTTCCTACGATTGTACAAAAAGTAGTAACAAGTACTAAGATTGATAAAGAAGTTGAAGTACCTACCCAAGATAAGGTTATTGATAGCGAATAATAGGGAGTAAATTTATGTCTAATTATGGTAAATACCCATATGTTACAATAGGGCAGGTAAAAAACTACCTAAATATAACAAGTTCCAATGAAGACTCTAGATTAAGTAATCTCATATCTTACGCTTGTGCGGCAGTGGAGAACTATATTGGATTTGAAGTATTAAGTAATAATTACTCTGAGGCTTTTGATGGTGGTAAGGCTTCTATATTTGTTTCACGATTGCCATTACAGCAAGTTTATGCTGTAAATGAATATGATGGATATGCCTATAGAAGACTAAGTAATCCTCAAACAGATGGGTCATCAGTTACTAGATTAGAATCAGGTAATGTTTTATTAACTAATATAGGAGATACCAAACTTAAATCAAGATTTAAAAAGTTTGGTTCTTCTTCTGTATTTTTTAATGGTAGTACTGACTATATTTATACAGGAGATTCTGATAATTGGTATTTTGGAGATACCCCATTTACTATTGATTTACAGGTTAGAGCTAACTCTTATAGCTCTAATCAAACTTTTATCTCACAAGTAGGTGATAATAATAATTATTGGTCATTAGGTTATAATACTACTAATGGTTATACTTTTAGAGCCTTAGCAGATGGTATAGAAGTAGCTAATGTTACACACGCTAATATAGTTGGTTATGTATCTAATTCTTTTCATCACGTTGAAGTATCAAGAAGTGGTACTACTTTTAAAATTTATAGAGACGGAATAGAACTTGGTACACAAAATACTTCTAATGTAATGCCTGATATTAATGGGCCTTTAGAGCTTGCTAGACAAAATATTACTTCTACTCCAAATTATTTTAAAGGTTTTATGGATGAAGTAAGAATATCTTTAATAGATAGACACACAGATGATTTTATACCTCCAGCTTTTCAACATTCTACTGATGACAATACTATGCTATTAATACATTTTGATGGGCCTAATAATACTCAACAATTTTCAGACGAACACGCTACTGTAGAACAATTTATGTTTTATCCTATAACAGGTGAGATAACAAGAAATGTAGGAGAAAATACTGGTAACTATGATTTATCTTTAGTAGGAGCTAATACATTTAAAAATTTTCCTAGAGGTGTAAAAGTAGATTATAAAGCAGGGTATGATTCAGGAGAGATTCCTTATGATTTATCACTAGCTACTATAGATTATATTAAAATGTTACATAAAGATCGTCAAGAATCACAAGGTTTTACTTTCCAAGGAGAAAATATTCAAGATAGAGTTTTAGTATCTAATTTTCCTCCTCATATTAAGAGAATTTTAGATTTATATAGGATTTGGACCTAAATGATAATAGCTTTTAAAACAACAATAACTGATCCAGAATTTATGAGAAAATATTCTGAGTATATTGCAGAAACAAGTGCTGATAAAGCTACGTTGGTTAAAGCATTAGAAGATGCTTTAGCTAATGTGTTTGGGTCTTCTCAAGCTAGAGGTGGTAGTGAAAAACTAATTCCAGATATTCCTGTTACTGATACTAGAATAATTGATGCCCTAAGTAGTGTTCTTGGGGGAGTAAAAATAACAGATACAGAAGCTAAGTTTAAAAGCTCTCAAGGTTCGATAACTAATGAAAATTATAGATATAGAGCATCTACTATTGGAGAATCTAAACTCACAGATTTATTAAAACAGGCGGCTTTAAATACCTCTGATACTAAAGGTATTACAGAAATAACTGAAGAAATAAGTAAAAAACTTAATGCAAATAAGGGAGCTTTATTATTTAAAGTATTAAAAAAAGACCCTGAATTATTTAACGACTTCTATAAAAAGTCTAGTTTTTTACAACTTGGAAAAAAAATAGGTGACGGGCCTGTTACTCTTACTAGTATATATATTCCTAAATCAAATTTTACCGTTCCACCTTTTAAAATTAACTACTCTTTTACAGAAAGTACAATTAAGTTAGCTTTAGATGATAATTATGAAAGAGACTTAATAGAAAAACTTAAGGAGTCTTCTGCTATAAGTTTACAAGAAGCTACAATGGAACAATTCATTGAAGGATTAAAATCTTTAAAATTTAAAAAAACTTCTTTAAAAGTTGGAAAAGTAAAAAAAGATCAGCAATCTTTCACTATATCTATACCTACTGGTGGTAGTATACCTATGAGTAGTACTAATGTAGTAAAAACTAAAAAAGTTGTAAAAAAAGTAACCGAACCACTTCCACAAAAAGTAATATCAAACGCTCAATTTACATCCTTAGTGCAAAAAGAAGCTGAAAAAAGAATGCCAAAAGGTCCACTTAGGGGACCTCCGCTAAGTCCTACGGTATTAACATACCGAACAGGTGCTTTTGTTGACTCTATTAAAGTTATACAAGATTTACGACAAAATATTATGACTTATTATTATGCTCCTAATTATAAAATACACGAAAGAAAAGGTGCAAGAGCTCCTAGATTTTTATTACAATCTTCTATTAGAGACACTGTTCAGCAAGTTTATTCTGAAAAGTTTAGAATTATAAGGGGTTTCTAATCTGGGTAAGAATCCGTTTTAAGAATTTAGCATTTGCTTTGTAAAATTCAATTTGTTATACTATGAAAAGGTAGAAAAATAATGGCGTTAAGTCGCAGAAAAGAAATTACTGAACTAGTCGTTCAAGAATTTAAAAAAATAAATGGTAGTTTCTCTACTTTTGATGCTAATTATATATATAGTACAGACGTAGCTAATAATGTTTTTCGTCGTTTAAAATTTTTAGATGAGATTAATGATTTTCCTACTATATGTGTAAATGCTGGTGCAGAAGCTAGAATCTACCACTCAACAGGGTTAATTACCGGAGAGCTAACTTTAAATATACGAGCCTATTTGAGATCAGAAAACCCTATAACAGCAGCAGAGAATCTAGCAGATGATATAGAGCATATAATTTATCATTTTGGCGATAAATCTGATATTGGAATACTAAACATAACTATGCAAAGTGTTTCTACAGACGAAGGGTTAGTTGCTCCATTTGGAATTTTAGAAATAGATATTTTAGTGATATATCAACTAAATATATAAAGGAGTTTATTAATGGCACAACAGCTTAATCTACAAAGAAATACACGAGTATTTATGTCTTCTGTTGATTTATCCAACGGAGCAGCAGTTACTTCAATTAAGCCTGCTAATACTTGGCAAGTCGAGATTCTTGCAGGATATGCAGTATCACAAAAAACAGCTACTCAAGATATCACATCTTTAGAGAGTGGTTTATCACCTGACCGTTCACAGCAGAGATTTAATACAGCACTAAATCCCGTTGATTGGAATTTTCAATCTTATCTAAAACCAACTGGATTAGAAAAAACTTCAGGCGTATCTAAAATTCACTCTTCAAGTAATTCAATGCCTGTAGCTGATTGGTTTCTATGGCAGTCAATGATAAGTAATACTACTTGGACTACTGGTACTGCATTAAGAAGTACTTGGCAGGATGGCGGTAGATTTTCTCAGGCTACTAGAGCAGAGGAAACAAATACTGCTTCTCATACACCAAATTTTGCAGTTGCTTCAGAGTACCATTTATATTTCTTAATGGATAATGTTATTTATCAAGTTTCTAATGCAACAGTTAATCAGGCTACTGTAGATGCGGCTATTGATGGAATTGCAACTACTACATGGACTGGTTTTGGAACTAATATGATAGAGTTACGTAATCTTCCTAGAGATAACGCTGTAGCTGCTTTTGGCGGTGTTCTAAATAGTGGAGTTTCGGTAGTAGCCAATGCTAACTCAACTACTATGTCTCAAGCTATAGCTTATCATCCTTGGAATAATTATGCTGGAACAGGCACTTCTGCCTCTGCTAGTTTTATTAAAAATAGACTTTCAACTATTGAAATAAAACATGCACCAAGCGAGGTAGGAACTGGTGTAACATTTACTTTCCCAGTAACTAAGCTAAGTTTTGATTATAACAATAATATTACTTATCTAACTCCAGAAGAAATTAATGTTCTAAACTCTCCAATCGGACAGTTTGCTGGAGCCCGTGCTATATCTGGTTCTCTAAGTGCTTATTTACGTGCTGGTTCAACAGATTCTGCTCAATTCTTAAAGCAAATAGTAGAAGATACTCGCGCATCTTCAGCCGCAACTTCTAATGCTAATCTAAGAATTGGAGGAAGTAATGCTCCATATTTTGCAGTAAATATGCCTAGTGTATCATTTGAACTTCCAAACCACACTATTGACGATATCATTGGTGTATCTGTTAACTTCTTAGCCCAGGAGACTTCAAAAGGTTCTGGAGACGAAATAACAATATTTGTAGCTAAATAATTAAATTTGCTGAGGGGGCAAAATTTAAATTACAGGCTGGTGCTCACTGTTAACAATTACCAAATTTGCCCCCTCAGTTTGGTATGAGTTGAAACAAACAGTGAGCACCTTCTTTATTATAGAGGGGAAATAAAAAATGAGTAAAATTAGTAAATTAATAGCAAAAGAAACCGTAATTGATGTTGAATTTCCAGATATTGAAGGATTCATCGTAAAACTTGTATATCTTGGTAGAGACGATCTACTTAAGATTCGTAATTCAAGTCTTGGTTATAAGTTTAACAAGCGTACTCGTCAGCGTGAAGAAGAAGTTGATAATGAGAAGTTTGTTGAAGAATATGCTCGTAGAGCAATTAAGGGTTGGAGTGGACTTAAGGTTAGACATCTACCAAAGCTTCTACCAGTAGATATTAGTGGTCAGAATGCTGACGAAGATGTAGTTTATACAGAAGAAGATGCTCTTGATCTTCTAAGAAGTTCTACTGTATTTGATCAGTTTGTTACTGATGCTCTTAATGATTATGAGAAGTTCTCTATCAGTAAGAGAGAAACCGACGCAAAAAACTAGAAAAGTACCTTAGACACAGCTTTCAAGCTGGAGGAGT